AGCGCTGTGACTGACTTGCTGGTGGGTCCGCCCATCTCAGGGTAGAGGTTCACGCACTGCTCTGCATCGAACGCGGCGCTTCGGGCTTGGTAGCTGCCCCCAACGAAAGGGAACTGAGCCATATCAGTATCCTCGCTGGTAGAGCGCCACTTGAGGCACGGTCAGCGCATCGTCGTAGCCTGCCACCAACAGAGGCAGGTTCGCGCGCTTGTAATCCCCCTTGGCATCAGCAGCAACCTGGATAACCGTATTGCTAGCCTCCACACCGAACTCAGGGGCGAACTCCACTGCGAGGCAGTACCGCAGCGCCTTCAAGAACCCTGGAGGCCCTGCCAGCGTGTCAGTAGCCAGCACGGGGAAGCTCAGGATACGGTTCATGGTCAGCGTCAACGGCATGGATTGCGTAGGAACAGGCCACAACGTGATGATCCCCAGCGGGAACTCGTTCACATAGAGCAGGCGCTCCACGATGGGCTGTTTCATCGTCTTCAGGTTGATCTCGTTGTACTGCTCCTGGCTGATGACCTTGATGGGAAAGTCTACACCAGAGAAGGTGCAGTAGGCGTCGTCGATGTCCTGAGGCCGCGTAGTAACCCAATTGCCAGTTGGTCCGATAGTGTATACGGATTGATTAGCAACCGTGTTGAAAGTCTGGTTGCTGGAGCCCCACACAGAGAGGGTTTCGGTAGACCAGTTCTCCAACATGTCGTTGAGCACCAGCAGACCATCGTTGACTTCGTCAGCCGTTGGGGTCTCGCCAGTGCCGATGGCACCGATTAGGCGCATGGACGACCGGATGAGGTCGGATACGATGATTCCGCTTGGCATAGAGCGATCCTTAAACGAATGGGTATGCGGTGACGCGGATGAACGCGCCTGCACCTTGAGCGTTCACACCATCAGCGTTCGTAGCACGCACGATCAGATACCGACCCATCGGAGAGAAACCGCTCGTCTGGGGTGTGGTGATAGCCGCTGACACAGCGCCGAAAGTGGTTGCCCACGCGTTGTTCAACGGTACGTCAACGGCTGCATTGAACACAGCGTCATCAGAGCTGAACACCTGTACGGCAGACAGACCACTGGACGGTCCAGCAGGCATGACGCCTACCTGAACGACGTTGTACTGGTCCCAATTAGGGCCAAGGTCGAAGAGCGTGGTAGCAGTAGCAGACAGAGCCAAACCAGCGATATCACCGCTGACCCAGCCGAATTGCGTTCCACCGCCTGCAATGGCGTTCTGCCCACTGCGCATGTTCAAGATTGAGGGGTTTGGTCCAGGCATGTAAGACTCCTATGTAGTTAAAACGTCAGGGAGAAGGGCAAAAACGTCGTAAGGCGGGTTTTTGTCCACCTGCCTAGGGGCTGGCATAGGGTTTTGGGCCATTGCAGCCCAAAAACCAGCCGTTTAGATACCGATGGTATCGGGGTTACTTGCCGTTCTTGCTGGCTTGAGCCAGCTTCGCAGCTTTCTCAGCTTCGACAGCAGCAGCTTCAGGCGGTGGGAGCTGCTCAGTGCCCCAGTCTTCGAGCAGTTGCTTTTCTTCCTTCTCGTTGAGGACGAGGACAGGACCAATTCCGGTAGCGCGTGTGATCCATTTGGGGTACATGAAGTATCTCCGTATGTTGATGAAAGGTTGTGGGGTACTCTGGGTGTAGTGGTGATACTCCAGGGCAGCTTTTAAGCCCTTAGAGTACCACCACTTGAGTCATTCCTGGGTTAGGAGAAGCTGGTCAAGCCACCCATCGGGTTGAGCAAGACCCAATCCACCGCGACGGCAGCCGTTGCAGCCGCGTTCAGGGTGATGGTCACGGAGCCATTGGCAGGCGTGATACGAGTGATGTACAGCGCAGTGCCGTCTGCAACAGCGTTGGACAGAGTTGCGAAGACCTTGGACTCAGTAGTGAACTGAGCACCAGTGATCACAACGGAAGTACCAGCAGCAGCGATGCCCACACGACCAGCAGGCTGATCAGTGGTAACGGCACCTGGAGTCACGGGGCCTGCCGAGCTGGTAGCCAGTCCTTGAGCAATGAGGGCAGCTTCGATAGAGGTCGAGAGCTGAACGATGGTCCCGGCGACGTACCGGCCGTAAGAGCGTCCTAGAAGAATCATGGTGTATTCCTTGAGAAGTTGAGAAATCAGTCAGTGGAAGCCGAAGCCCCCACTTGTCATCAGGTTGCGTAGATGGTAGCCAGCTCCGGGTAAGTTGCAGCCCATCCGAACAGCACGTCAAGACGCATGATGCTGTTGTCGTTCACACCGTCGTAGAACTCAGTGACCTTGATGGTGAAGCCCTTGTAAGTCTCCTGAGCCACGTCAATCACGCCCTTGCCGCCAGGGGGAGCCCACATTGGCACCATCGCCAGAGTGAAGGCGTCTTTGTGGAAACCAACGTTCGCTTGGTACGAACCAGAGGCAGTACCGAAGATGACAAACGGAGCGCCAGTGGTCGGCGACGCGGTAACGTTCTGGAATGCGCCAGAGGTAACGATTGCAGGGCTGATTGGGATGGAGGTTGCACCAGCCGCCAAGTCAGCAGTCACGGTGAACTGAGCCAACACACCAGTGGACACACGAGACTGAGGGTTGACCGCGAACACACCGGGAAGTGTAATCTTGGAACCCTTGGTGATCGTGCCGCCCGTTGCCACAACAGCCACCGAAGCACCAGTCTGGCCAGCACCGTTGATGTTGGTGCCTGCGACAGCTTGCGTACCGTTCACATGCGTGTCGACGTTCTGGTCCATGGCGTAAGCCAGACCCAACGAATCGACCATCATGCCAGAGCCGAACTGCTTACTGATCTTGTCCTGGCTATTGAACAGACCTGCGAAACCAGTGATAGTTGCCGCGTTCAGGGCAGGCCCCATGATCAGACCACGCTGCTTATCACGCGGAGCAGCCATTTCATCCAGACGCTGGTTGATGCCAGTGATGGCACCGAGAGCCAGCGCTTGGGTGTTGGGCAGCGTGCCCGGAGTGCCAAGGCAGTTGTAGGTGGCTTGACGCGCCAGTTGCAGACCCTGACGGTCAATCTCGTTGGCTACCGTTGCCATAGCAGCTTGCAACTTGTCTTCGAGCTTCTGCAGTGACAGAGTGCGCTCGAAGCTGGTGAAGTTCAAGTCCGTACCGCCTTGGGACAAGGTCAGCGGAATGGTGGTTTCAACCGTTGCTTGAGGCACAGCCACACGACCAGAACGATACGTGTAGCGAGGAGGACGCTTGATGTTGATGGTTTGACCGGGCGAGTACCCACGGGACTGGTTGCCCGTGAACTCATCTTCCCAGTCGCGATTGACCATGCCCGCGAACGCGACCATGTTCTCCAAGATTGCCAGAGATTCTTTGGCAACGATGGAGCAGGTGACAAGAGTATTCGTCATATTGATGACCTTTCAGTTGATGTGGTGTTACCGTGCCCAGCGAGCACCCTGTGACTTGCGTTGAGCCATGTACTCCTCCATGCTAGCGTTGGCTAGCGCCGGAGTAGTAGCACGACCCTGCGTCACGTTGGCATTCGCGGGTGCGGGTGTAGCGCTGAGCTTTTTGCTCGGCACTGCCGGAGCAGTCTTGGTCGGTAGCGTGGCTTCCAGCTTGCCGATCTCGCGAGCAGCTTGCATGGGGCTCATGCCGTTGAGGTTCTGCAGTACTTCCGGGTTCTTGGCGAAGTGGTATGCCAGCTCAGGTCCCCGATCACTTTCCATGATTGCTTCGCCTACGTGGTTAGCAATGGGGGTTTCCGAAGACCCCACCACGGCATCGTAGTCTGGCATCACAGCGCGTGCGGCGACTTGGCGTTCAGCGAAGGTCTGGGCGCGGGTGTCAATCACCTTACGGGTGCTGTCCTGCTCCATACGCTTTGCCACTGCCTGCTCAGCTTTCCAATCTGTCAAGGCTTCAACGTATTCACCGTAGTCGTCGTACTTGTCTGGGGTAGGCTTGATGGGCGCAGCCGGAGCTGATTGTTGCGCCTGACCCTGTTGGGCGATTCCTCGCCAGTACAACGCCTCGCGCTCAGCCTCACGGCGGGCACGGGTGAGTTCGTCGATACGAGGCTGAACGCCTTTGAAGCGTCCCTTCTCGTCCCGGTCGTTCTGCTGCCCTTCCTCGGCATGCTCTTCGACCTTAACTTCTTCGGTTTGGGCTGCTTCAGCGTTGGTGGCCTGTTCGGGTCGGTCAAACGAGATTGTCGTCGACTCAATCTTCGGGGCCTCCACTACTTGCGTAGTGCTTGGCTGCTCGGCTTGTGTGGTTTCTTGCACGCTCATTGCGCGATCTCCGGCCCGGATTCAGCCACTCCGGTAGGGGCACCCTGTTGCGCCTGATCTGCAGGGGGGTATCCTGCAGGACGAGTAACCTGTTGAGGGGTATTCTCACCGTTCTCGTAAAGGTCCGCTGAGACATCGGCGACCAGCGCGGGAGGGGGCTGCATCTTGGCGAGCAGCAACTGGATCATGCCCTTGAGTTCTTCCACGTCCTCGCGGTTCTCAGCATTGATCTTGGCGATGGTAATCTGGGTCTCAGATTGCAGACGAGCCTTGTCCATGCCCGTGTTGGCATCAGCCAGCTCCTTGCCCATCTGCTGCATCTGCTGGTCCATCTGTGCCAGCATAGGGCCGACTTGATCCTTGGGCATGGGACCTTTCGGCGTGTCCACCATGTTGGTATCAGCGCCTTCACCACCTTCTTCATCACGGAGCTCGGGGGGTATGGTCTTCTCCACACGGTCAGCGATTTCCTCAGCCATAGGCCAATCCATAGAACGGATGATCTTGTCACCTGCAACGTCCATTAGCTTCGGCCAGCTCTGCACTGTCTGGATCATGCCATCCACTGCTTCCTGGCGCAGCGTGTCATAGCTCGGGCCAACGCTGATGGTCACACCGTAGTTGGCTACGCCGGACATGTCGTTCACCAGTTTCTGCACTGCTTCGCCTGTCTCCGTCTGCTCGATGGTAGGCTTGTTGATCTCCACAGACTTGACCTTGCCATCCATGCCCATGATTTGCATGGTACGAGTACCGTCGTACACCTTGGGCCACATGTTCAGGATGCAACGACCCACGTGGCGCAGCGTGGTGTTCAAGTTGTCCGTGTAGTGATAGTTGGCTGTTTCACCCTGACGGTCACGACGGCCGATAGCCACACCGCTGGTTTCGTTGGACCGGGCACCCAGCGAGGCATCGAATAGGCCAGTGGTGCTCTTGATGTCGTCACTGGCGTGTGCAGCCATTGCCAGTACGCCAGTGGGTACGTCTGCCATGTGCTGACGCTGGGGAGGGGGTGCAAGCTGCCCAGCGAGGGTCTTGGGCTTGTACTCCAAGTACGGGAACGAACGCACATTGGATTCACGCCACTTGGACTCATGGCCCTCGAACTGGCCTTCAGCACCGATGAACGGGGCCTTGGGGATGAGGCCGACCTGTTCCGTGGCGCTGGTCATCCAGTAGTTGTACATGCGAGCAGGGTCTTTCGCATTGCGGATCATTCCGCTGCGGTACACCCTGCCATCCAGGTCAATCTCGTCACCCACCACTGGAAACACGGGGATCCACTTGCACGGGATGTCGGCACGCTCCAGCACTTGGGTAGCGCTGAGCTTGAACCACTGCACTGTTGGGCGCAAGCTCTTACGGGTCTTCACTACTGTGACGCCTTCAGGCATCTCTAGGAGCTTGTCCTTGTACCCGCTTTCACCGTTGCTGAGCAGCACCACGTCCACCACTTCGTTGTGGATACGGTAGTACTCGGCCACACGCACCTCGGTAGCAGTGATCCAGTCGTTGGAGCGGTCACCGAGGCCACGTACCACACTGAAGTCACACGGGTCTGCCTCTGGGTACTCTAGCACGAACTCGGTACGTGCCTGCTTCGACGACAGGATGCACCACTGCTGGTCGGAGCCATCAATCTCAACGCAGCCGGGGTCCATATACACAGTGAAGGGGTTGCGGATACGCTTGAACTGAATCTCTTGGTCGAAGCTATCAGGAGACACGTAGTCAGTGACCAGCCGGAAGTACCCAAAGCCGATAGCCGCTGCACTGTTCACCGCTGTGTCCTTGGCTACGTCAGCATTGCTGGCGTACTCGATGTGGCGGATGCCACCTTGCACCACTTCAGCTACCTTGGCATCATCGTCGTTCGTGGGGTGAACCTTGATGCTGGGTACGTTCTGGCGTTGGCTGTTGGTCACCTGATGCAGCGATGTAGGTAGCTTGTTGATGGTCAGGCAAGGTCGGCCATCCAGAGCACGCTGCTGCTTGATGCGCTCGTCCCACTGGTCGCCCTTCAGGAAGGCAAGATCGTCAAGACCGTTGGTGCGGTTCTCACCGTCTGCTGCCATGCTGATGCGCATGCGGTCCATGCACTCGGCGATGATAGCTGCATCGTCGTCGATAGTGGCCTGCTTGTCGTGGTCAACTTGGGTTTGGTCTGGGGTGCTGCTCATTTCACGTGTTCCTTGTAGATGGCTTCGGTAATAGGGGTGCGTTCCATCAGCTTGGGTGTGCCGTTGACCATGCGTGCCATGAGGGTCATGGGTTCCGTCTGGATAACGTGGAAGCCGAAGCTACGTGCGTACCATTCTTCAAGCTGTTGCTTACTCAAGTTGATGTTGTCCCCATATGGTTGAGGCGTGAGCACCAGCACGATGTTGGCAGCGTCAGCCTCACGGCACACCTTGTGGATGAGCGTGGTCATGTAGCCCTTGCCTTGCTCAGCGAAGGGCGTCTCCACATTCACCAGCTCACGAGTGGTCTTCTGCAATGCAGGGGGTAGCGCTGGGCATTGGCGGACCCGCAACTTGGCAGGCCCAACGGAACGAGCTCCGGTCTTCATGTGTTTTTCTCCTTATTCATCAGGTCATCCAGCCACCAGCACTTGGCAACATACCAGCATTCTCCCGCTCTTCCAAGCGCTCGCGGATACGAGGTTCTTCGATAGCTACCACACCTATGCGGAAGGCGTCAGCAGCGTGAGAGGCCCAATTGTGGAGAGGGCCTAGGCTTATGCCACGCTTCTCATCGACCTTCTCCTGGTACTGCTTCAGGGCATCCAGCCCCGTGCTGGTCTTGCGCTTGTCGAACCACATGCGGTTCATGGTCAGACGCACAGCGTCGATACCGTCTTTCACCGGGATGTTGGGGGCTACCTCGAACTCTATGCCGAGCTTGGAGGCTGTCTCGATGCGCGACTTGCCGGTGCCTAGCTCGCGATGCATGATGTCATGCGGGCCCCAATGCTTCCCGTATAGGTAGCCTCGGTCGGTGAGCACCCCAGCGTAGTGGTCTAGGCCGAAGCCTGCTGCTTCGTAGTAGTCGATGACCCGTATTTCCTTGCCCACGAGCTGCACGAACCAGATGACCATGTTGTCGCTGATGCCCAAGTCCCACCACGTATCCACCTTCACGCTCTTGTCGTAGGGCACGCTGGTGATACGACCATCGAACTCAGCGTCAGCCAGCTCCTTCGCGTAGTAGGCACCAGTGATGGCAGCGTCGAAGTCACACTCGAACTCTTGCAGATACTCGTTGTCCGGCATGAGCTTGCGCAGACGAGCCAGTTCTGCCTCGGGGAGGATACCCGTCTGGCTGGCTTTGAGCACCTGGATGAACCACTCCGGCGGCACGCCGAGCAGGGCGTTGGCATCGTTGTCAGCCAGAGCACGCTTGTACGTGGCTCCCAGGAGGTTGCCCCACCCTTTCGGTGTACCGCTGATGTCCAGCCACCCTTCACGGTCAGCCAGTGCTGGGATGATCACCGACGTGAGCACGCTGGGGGCAATGTCCTGGCCTTCGTCAGCCACCACACCATCGAAGTACAGGCCACGCATACGATCAGCGTTCTCGGCACCGTATAGGCGGATGACCGCGTTGTTGTGGGGCATGGTGATGGACAGCTCGGACTCGTTCTTCTTCGCCTTGTACGGCCCCCTCACGTCCAGGATGGCCTGCGAGTAGTGCTTCAGGTAGTTCCACGCGATATCCTTGGCTTGCACGAAGTAGGGTGCGAGGTAGCCGAAGCGTGGGTCAGGCTTCTCACATGTAGCAGCAGCACGCACGAGCTTGTTGATACGCGCTACGGTCTTGCCTGCACGACGGTGAGCCACACTCATGGCGAAGCGCTCTGGTGCCTTGTGGTACGGAAGGAAGGCAGTGCGAGGGCTATAGGGGATGGTTACGACCTTCAAATCGGGCGTTGGCTGCTTCGTGGCCATGTGGGTGAGGGGGTAGTGTAGGGTGGATGGATACCGAGGCCGCTAGCCGATACCGATGGTAGCATGTTGCGACCCAGCAGCGCACGGACGGTCCAGCACCAGCGCGTTGAGGCTGCTCCTGGGAACCACGGTATCGCGTGATAGACCACTATTCACCCTGCCACTTGAACGCGATGGTGAAGGGCTTGCCATCGTCGGGGTTCTTGAGCTCTACCTGGGCTATCCGTGCGTGGATGTAGGGTGCGCACTTCTCGGCGTAGGGGAAGGCAGCGATTGAGCCCCCTTGCGTGTACGCCTTGCGCATAGCCATCATCATCACGTCCAGAGGCGTGGCATCAGCAGGCAGGACTGAACCGTCGTGACCTTCTTCTACGAAGCGCTTGCCTTCAGCGATGTCGTTGGCTATCTTCTTCGAGCGTCCGGCTGCTGCTCCAGGAGGCCGACCTTGACCAGCACGAACGCCTCCATGACCTGGGGCAGCAGGTTTCTTCGCAGCTTCTTTTCCGAGGGGTTTTCGAGCACCGAGTCCCATGCGATTATTCCGTTGAGAAAAACAAGGCCCCAAGTGTATCGTACCGTGTGGGTGCTCGCAGAGAACGCAAGAGGCACGCGAACTATGGAATAAGGTGAATGGGTCTCGCGCTGTCGAATAGTGGGCTACCGTGTTGTGCCACAAAGTGTCTCAGATAGCTGCGTTGAATCTGCTACAAACCCGTCTGCTACAACTTATCACTGCTTACTGCTACTACACCCCTTGGCTTTACAAGCCTAAAGGGGTTGTAGCAGCAGCAGTTTTCTGCTACTAACCTCTGCTACTTGTAGCAGTCGTAGCAGATTCAACTATTACCCTGCAACTGGCCGCAAAGCCTAGCACCACTACGGTTTGGACTGATTTGCTTCGCGTAGATTGTTCCACATGCCTCAGTAAAACAGCTCAGAGCATCAAGAAAAACACCCCTGTTTTTCAATGATTTTTTGACTGAAAAACCGGCCGCAAACCCTAGCAAAGCCACAAAGTAGCAGTTGTAGCAGATTCAACCCTCTACGGCTCGGTGTTGCCACCCCCGTGGAGTCATCGCAACGTCCGTTATGCAGCCCTCTGCGTCAGTGAGTAAACGCACCCACCCATGCGAGGCCAGAAAGAACAACGGACGCTGCATAGACCCCGTGCCAACTGCGAACTCGTCACACAGTGTGGTAACGGGTATCCAATCGGACTGGGTTGCTGTGTGCGCAGCCACTTTGATGAGCAGCTCGCAATAGAGCGTGTACTGTTCTTTGCGCACCACCGCAGTGGGTCGGGTGTCCTCGTGGGTAAACTTGCGCGTCATGCTTGGCTCCCCTTCAGTTGCGCACGTAGATAACGCTTGCCGAGTTGGGTGATGCTGTGTTTGCTGGCCTTGCGTTCGCCCTCGTAGCTGGACTCGCTGTAGCCGTTGTCTTCGCACCATTGCAGGACCGCTTTCGTGGTGGCAGGGTTCCAGCGTCTGCCTCCGTCCACTGCCACTTGGTTCTGGCTGATAGGCTCGTCGTGGTCTGCCAGCGTCTTCAGAGCGTCCACTGCCTTGGCTACTATGCGTGCCTGCTTGTCTTCCTCTGCTTTCTGCTCTCGTGCCTGCTTCATGTGGGTGTGGTCCAGCTTCTTGATGTCAGCACGGTACACCAGCGTGCGACCCTTGCGTTGGAAGACCATCAGAGGCAACGGAGCAGCGTAGTTGCTCTTGACGTGCTTGAACACTGCGTAGTCCTTGACGTCAGCCTCCTCTATGCCGAAGGCTGCTGCGTCCTTGTACGGTAGGCCAATGAGGATGCCTGCTGAGCGTGCGTTGTCAGTGATAGAGCTGGCACCACGCAAGCTGTGCTGGTCGATGTCGCTGAGCTGCTCAGCCCTGCCCATCTTGCTCATGTGGTGCACCACGATCACCGCGCACTCGGCCTTGGCTGCAATGTGGTTGAGTGTCTGCATGAAGAAGGCCATGTCAGCGATGTCGTTCTCCTGGAGCTGGTGCGTGTACACCATAGGGTCAAGGATGACCATGCGTATGCCTGCCTGTTTGATGTATCCTATCAACCAGTCCACTCGCGCTGTGCGCTCTGCAGGCGAGAATCGGTCAGGCTTGATGAGGAACACCCACGTCTGAGCGTCGTCCTCAACCTTGTGTAGAGACAAGTTGTTGTCTAGCGAACCATCTACGTCGTACAGTGTGTCCAGCACCCCGTTGTCGTGCTCGCGTAGCTCCTGACCAATGTCAACGATACGATCGTACATCAGGCGCTTGCCATCCTCGTAGCTGACGTACAACGTGCGTAGAGGCTGCTGCACCTTGAACTCAGCGAAGGGCAGCCCCATAGCACCGTACATGGCTATGTGCAGCATTAGCAACGACTTGCCCTGACCACCTGGAGCTGCCAACATGGTAACCGAGCCTATGGGGGCGAAGTGGTCCAAGGCCCAATCCTGTGGGGGTGGAGGGGTCTTAAGCAGTGTGGACAGGCGTGCTGACTGCTCGAAGGTGGCGTAGTCGTCCATGATGCCCTCCTTCGCCTGCTCTTCAGCGGTCAGGTGGCCTTCCTTCTTGAGCCAGCGTGTCAGCGAGCTTTTGGTCATGTGTGGCTTGCCATCAACGTCAGGCCCCGTCCCCATGCACTTGCACGACCAGTGTGGGAACCCGTTGAAGTGCGCAGCCATGTACATCGTCTGTGTGTCGTTGGTAGTGGTGTGCTCCTCGTGCCAAGGGCAAGTGAAGTAGTGCCTGCCTGGATGCGCTGCGTCTTCCGCTAGGTACAGACCCGCGTGCTTCAGTGCGCTGA